TTCAACCACTGTGAAACAAGTGTCATGCTGTTAAAACACAAGGCGACAAGATTGTTTTCAAAGCCACAAGATGATTTTTGTGGTACGCTGCAACACACAGGGGGGGTAGGTTTAATCGCTACAAGGTTTTGTTACCTAATCGCCGGTATTGACCACGCGTTTTTTTTCACAAGTTTTTGAGCAAGGGGGTAAGGATGATAATCAATGAGAACCAAAAAAGTAAAAGTTGAAACGCTGAGTAACGATCCCGCGAACGTTCGTTTGCACGATTCAAAAAACCACGATGCAATCAAGGCATCGCTGCAAAAGTTTGGGCAACAGAAACCAATTGTTGTTGATCGGAACGGGGTTGTTGTTGCGGGAAATGGAACACTCGCAGCAGCGAAGGATTTGGGCTGGAAAGAAATCTCAATTGTAGAAACCGATCTTGAAGGGGTGGATGCAACGGCGTTTGCAATCGCGGATAATCGAACGGCTGAACTTGCTGCGTGGGATGATGAGGCTTTGGCAAAAACTTTGGCAAGTTTGCAGAACGATTTTGACATTGATGAAACCTTGACAGGCTTCGATGAAAAAGAAATAGAAGAATTGATCAACAACGCGGCTGGACTTGGTGAAGTAGTCGAAGATGAAGTGCCAGAAGTTCCAAAGGAAGCCATCACGCAAGTTGGCGATTTGTGGTTGCTTGGTGCATACTATGAATGTGAAGATTGTGGCAAGCGGTACGATTATGATGAAGGCAAGAAGATGAAGGATTGTCCTTGTGGGTAAATTGAAACTGAAATCCAAGCATCGTTTGTTGTGTGGCGATACAACAGACAGCGAGAATGTTGCTCGTCTTGTTGGTGATGCTTCGCTTGTGATGATACACGCAGACCCGCCCTATGGAATGGGAAAAGAGAAAGACGGCATTGCAAACGATAATTTGTACGCAGAAAAGTTGGACAAGTTTCAGATGCAATGGTGGAACGCTTGGCGAACAAAAACCGCAGACAATGGGAGCGTGTACATTTGGGGCAACGCCGAGGACTTATGGCGGTTGTGGTATCAAGGCGGGTTGCAGGATTCGGAACGCTTGACCATGCGGAATGAGATTGTGTGGGACAAGGGCAACGCGATGGGCATGGGATCAGAACAGCACCGCATGTTTGCTACTGCGACCGAACGCTGCCTGTTCTTCATGGTTGGCGAGCAAGGTTTCAACAACAACGCCGACAACTATTGGCATGGGTGGGATTCAATCGTGAACTACCTGAAAAAAGAAAAGAAGAAAACAGGGTGGAGTATTTCAAAGTTCAAGCGTTTGGCAGGTCATTCCGAAAAGAGTGGTTGTCATTGGTTTGATAAATCTCAGTGGATGATGCCAACAAAAGAAACATACGACACTTGGCGAGATGAAGCAATGCGGGAGCATGGCGCATTCAAGCGGGAGTATGACGAACTCAAGCGGGAGTTTTACGCAACAAGAGCGTTCTTCAATAACACCCACGACAACATGACGGATGTGTGGCAGTTTGAAAGAGTTTCAGGCGAAGAACGACATGGACACGCAACACCGAAGCCTGTGGAAATGGTGGCGAGGGCAATCAAGTCAAGCAGCGAAGAAGGCGATGCGGTTGGCGTTCCCTTTGCGGGAACTTGTCCAGAACTTATCGCTTGCGAACAAATGAACCGCAAATGCTATGGCATGGAAATCGACCCGTTGTATTGCGATGTCATCGTCAAGCGGTGGGAGAACTTGACAGGTGAGAAGGCGGTGTGCAATGGGTAAGTTGAAACTGAAGTCCAAACACCGCTTGCTCTGTGGCGATTCAACGAGTGAAGATGATGTTGCAAGGTTGATGGATGGAGATAAGGCAGACATGCTTCTAACAGACCCACCATACAATGTGGCATTGGGAATGAATGAAACACCAGAACAAGCAAAAGCAAGAAACCGCAGAGCAGATGGCAAGGTGGTGCAGAACGACCACAAAGAAGATAAAGAATTCAGAATGTTCTTAAATTCAGTGTTTGAAAAATCATTCATAAATATGGAATCTGGTTCTGCGTTTTATGTGTGGCACTCTGATTCGGAAGGATATAATTTCAGGGGTTCTATTCGTGATTGCGGTCAGGAAGTAAAGCAGTGTTTGATATGGAAAAAGAGCAGTTTGGTTATGGGAAGGCAAGACTACCATTGGATACATGAACCATGTTTGTATGGGTGGAAATCTGGTGCATCACACAATTGGTATTCAGACAGAAAGCAAACCACAGTGCTTGAGTTTGACAAACCGCACAATTCAAAAGAACATCCAACAATGAAGCCCGTTGAATTGTTCGGCTATCAAATAAAGAACAGCACGACTTTGCATGGATTGGTTCTCGACCCATTCATGGGAAGCGGAACAACACTCATCGCTTGCGAACAACTCAACCGCAAATGCTACGGCATGGAGATTGACCCGTTGTATTGTGATGTGATTGTGAAGCGTTGGGAAAATCTAACAAATAAAAAGGCGGTATTATCAAATGGGTAAAAGAGGAACAAAGCCAACGCCAACAGCGATGTTAAAACTTCGAGGTTCGTGGCGTGCTGACATAAATAAAAACGAACCGCAACCCGAAGTTGCAATTCCAGAAATGCCAGAATATCTTGGTGAGAATGCCAAGGCTTGTTGGGACGAACTTGCACCAATGCTTGTTGATCTGAATGTTTTGACTGTTGCGGATCGAACGGCACTGGCTTTGCTTTGCGAAACGTATGCAAATTGGCGAAGATCGCAAGATATGCTTAAAAAATATGGGGATGTTTATCCGATCAAAGACGATGCAGGCAAAACAAAATACTTGCAACAAACGCCATACGTTTCAATGTCAAAAGCCTACGCCAAACAATTGAAAGATATGCTTTGTGAATTTGGTTTGACACCATCTGCAAGATCTCGCGTACAAACCGTGCAAGATTCGCAAACTTCAAGGGCTGAGGACAAGATGAAATTCCTCACGGGATGAATAATAAATTAGAATTACTTCCATTGCCCGATTATGATCCACAGGATCAGGCGGGGGAATGTGTGTTTGATCCAGATGCTGCGTTGCGTCCAATTCAGTTTTTTGAAAACTTCTTGCAGCACGATATTGGAAAATGGGCGGGTGATCCATTTATTCTTTCGGATTGGCAACAATCGGTTGTTGGTAATTTGTTTGGTTGGCTCCGTCCAGATCAAACTAGGCGTTTCAGGTCTGGGTTGGTTGAGTTGCCCAGAAAAACGGGCAAGTCTCATTTGGCAGCAGGCTTGGCTTTGTATTGTTTGATTGCAGATAATGAAAGCGGCGCAAGTGTTGTTGCTGCTGCGTCAACTCGTGATCAAGCATCAATTGTGTTTGGAATTGCCAAAAGATTCGTTGAACGCGATGAAACTTTGTCAAAAGTTTGCAAAGTTTACCGAAACGCAATCGTTGTTGAATCAACTGGTTCGTCAATGAAAGCCATTTCATCAGATTCTGGCACTGCACACGGTCTAAATGCAAGTGCTGTTATCTGCGATGAACTTCATGTTTGGACAAAACCAGACGCGCGGGAACTTTACGAAGCACTTGTTACTTCGCAAGGCGCAAGAATCCAGCCAATAAACATTTCAATTACAACGGCAGGGACTGCTGAGCCAACACTTTGGCGAGACATTCACAACTTCGCAAGGGGTGTGCAAAGCGGTGATGTTGTTGATCCAAGTTTTTTGCCCGCAATCTGGGCTGCTGATAAGGATGATGCGTGGGATGATCCCGAAGTTTGGCGAAAGGTAAACCCAGCACTTGGAATTACAGTGCAAGAAGAATTTTATGAGCAGGAGTGTGCGAAGGCGAAGGCGTTACCAAGTTATGCAAACGCTTTCCGCAGATTGTATTTGAATCAACCAACTGAATCGCTCGAACGTTGGCTTTCAATGGAACATTACGATGAGTGTGAAGATCGTATGAGTTTTGATGAGTTGCAGGGTCGAGTTTGTTATGCTGGCTTGGATTTGTCATCAACGCTTGACTTGACCGCGTTGGTTTTAGTATTTCCGCGAACGGATGAAGAAGGAAAGGGCTACGATGTCTTGCCTTTTTTCTTTGTGCCAGCAGAAAACATTTACAAAAGATCACGTGACGATCACGTGCCGTATAACATTTGGCGTGACGAAGGCGATGAACACGGCAAGTTTTTGATCGCAACCGAGGGCGATGTGATCGACTACGCGTACATTCGCAAAAAAATAAATGAATTGGGCAAAATGTACGACATAAAAGAGATTTCAATTGATCGCTGGAATGCAACTGCTCTTTCTGTTGAATTGCAGCAAGATGGTTTTGACGTTGCGTTTTGTGGTCAAGGTTTTAGAAGTTTATCCGCTCCATCAAAAGAATTAGAAGCAAACATTATGGGGAAAAGATTCAGGCATGGCAATCATCCCGTGCTTCGCTGGAACGCAAGCGTTTGTTCGCATGAAGAAGACGCGGCAGGGAACGTGAAGCCTTCAAAGAAAAGATCAAACGAGAAAATCGATGGGATCGCAGCAGCAGTAAACGCTATTGGCAGGGCAAGCGCAGCAGGTGACGATAATGAGGGTAGTGTTTATGAAGACCGCGGCTTGGAGACTTTTTGAATGGGAATAATTAAATGGTTGCGTGGCAGCAACGAAAAAGAAACTCGCGCGAGTTTGTCAAACCCGACAGATTGGCTGCGCGGTGTTTTTACAGGTTCAATAACGGCAAGCGGTGAACGAGTTTCAACGGATTCCGCACTTCGGCAACCCGCAGTGTTCGCTTGCGTGCGTGTAATTTCCGAAGATGTTGCAAGTTTACCCTGCAAGGTTTACGCGAAAGATAACAACGGCGGAAGGCAACCGATTGATTCGCACCCAGTTGCAAGGCTTTTGCATACTGCACCAAATCCTGAAATGACACCGTTCACGTTCAAAGAAACAATGACGGCACACATTCTTTTGCATGGCAATGCGTATGCGGAAATTGAACGCAATGGAGCGGGCGATCCAATTGCGTTGTGGGTTTTAATGCCCGACAAAATGCAAGTGAAAGTTATCGAGGGTGAAGTTTGGTATGAGTATGACAACCGTATGCTTTTGCCAAGCGAAAAAGTTTTACATATTCGCGGGCTTGGACATGACGGCATTCTCGGCTATTCGCCGATTTCGTACGCACGCGAAACGATTGGCATTTCACAAGCAATGGAAAAGAGCGGCGGAAATTTCTTCGCAAACAGTAGCCGACCAAGCGGCGTGTTATCGCATCCCGCAAGATTAAGCGAAGACGCAAGCAAGCGTTTGCGGCAAGGTTGGGATGGAATGTATTCTGGTTCAGACAATCTTGGCAAAACTGCAATTCTTGAAGAAGGGATGAAATTCAATTCACTTTCAATCCCGCACAGTGACGCGCAGTGGCTGGAGGCACGGCAATATGCACTGCAAGACATTGCAAGAATTTATCGAATGCCGCCACACATGATCGGCGATCTTAGTCGTGCCACTTTTTCAAACATTGAGAGCCAGCAAATAGCATACATGCAACAAACTTTGATGCCTTGGCTGCGGCGGTGGGAGCAAGAGATCAACAAAAAGTTGATCGGCGTAGAAGATCGTTCCGTTTATGCAGAATTTCTTGCCGAGGAAATGCTACGCGGTAACACTTCTGAAAGATTCGCTGCGTATCGAACAGCACGCGAAACTGGTTGGATGAGCGTAAATGAAATCAGAACACGCGAAAACATGAATCCTGTTGACGGTGGCGATTCCTACATTCAACCGTTGAATTTTGCAGATGTTGATGTCGCAAAGGATTTACAAACACCCGATTTGCCTGCCGATCGTGCGTGGCTTTCAGATTCCATCAATCGTGCGGTAGGAATTGTCCGAAACGCGTCAAATAGAAAAGCAAACAAGGTAACTGATGCAGAATGGCAAGAGTGGCTATCTGTTGAAGATAAAACCCTGCAAGAAAAAGTGCAAGAGATTCTTGAACCTGCTTGTAGGCAAATCGAATGTCAAAACGGTAGTGTTGAGGCTGCAAAAATAGCACAGTTGCTGCTTGCAACTTGGCGTGATGCAATTGCCGTTGCAGAAACACGCGAGAAAAGTGTTGAATGTTGCGATAATTGGGCAAGAAGTTTTACAAATGAAGCAAGTGCAAACATCTTGCTCGAACGGAGTTTTGAAAATGAACAATGAAAAAGAATTTAGAGCGTTCGCCGAACTGCGAATTGACGAACAACCAGAAGCGGAAGCACCGAAAATTGTAGGTTACGCAGCAGTTTTTGATTCTTTGTCGGGTGATCTTGGTGGTTTTCGAGAGAAAATAGAACGCGGTGCGTTCACTGATTCACTTGCAAACAACGATGAGGTTCACGCGTTGTTTAATCACAGCAACGATAAACTGCTTGGCAGGCGTGGTGCTGGCACACTTCGATTGCACGAAGATGATCACGGTCTGGCAATCGAAATTGATCCGCCGAACACAAGTGATGGCAGGGACGTTGTAGAATTGCTTCGAAGGGGTGATTTGGTTTCAATGTCATTTGGTTTTTACAATGTGACTGATTCGTGGGAAACGGTAGAGGGTGAGGATGTTCGCACAGTAAAAAAAGCAAGGCTTTTTGATGTAAGCGTGGTAACAACTCCCGCGTATTCTGCAACAGAGGTTGCCGTTCGTTCGCTTGAGGGTTGGCGAGTTGATCAAGAATTGAAAAACACGGACTTCGAAGCCGTTGGCAAAACCGCAGATTTGAAACTTAAACTTAAAATGATCGAGGTTGAAGATCAGAAATGAGTTACAAAACGAAATTGAAAATCATTGAAGCGGGTAGTTTTTTGCTGATCAGTGTGTTTTCTGCAAGCACTGTTTTTGTTGCTTGTTCGTTGGTTCGCTAATGTTATTATGGCACAAGTTGCGGGTGGTTATGCCACACATGTTTTTTTACACCGCATTGGCCTTTTGTTTTTTCCGTTGACACGATAACAGATTGAAACCCGTTGGTTTTAATACTTGCCGTTGCAAGAATCGTAGAAACTAGAACGAAAAAAAACAGGAAATAGACAAAATGTCAAACCTACAAGAATGGCGAACGCAACGCGCAAAACTTATTGCCGATGCACGCGAAATTATGGATGGCTCAGATACTTTGAACGCTGAACAGCGCGAAAGTGTTGATGCCATGTTAAATGATGCCGACAATCTCCGCAAGGACATTGATCGGGCAGAAGCAGTTGAAGCAGAAGAACGATCAATGAAGGTGGCAACTGATCGTAAAACTTCAATTGAAACACCAGAAGTAAAAGAACAACGAGCAGCAGTAACAACTGCAAGCGATGAATACCGCGATGCCTTTGATAATTACTTGCGCTACGGACGAACTCGCTTAGGCGGCGAACAACTTCGAGCCTTGCAAGTTGGAACAAACTCAGAAGGTGGCTTCTTAGCCCCCGCTGTTGGTTCAGACTCTGCAAGTTTGCAAGCGACAATTATCCAAACAATGGATGATTCGAGTGCAATTTTTGATCTTGCAACAGTTGTAAACGTAAGCGGTGAAATTACTGTGCCAACGCAATCAAGCCTAGGTGCTGCTGCGTGGACTTCGGAAGAAGCATCGTACAGCGATGCCGATGACGCATTTGCGCAAACTTCTCTCACTCCTTTCAAAGCGACAAGAATGTGCAAGGTTTCCGAGGAGCTACTTGCCGATAGTGCCGTTGATCTTGAAGGCTATCTTGGAAATGCGTTTGGTCGTTCGTTTGCGAATCTTCTCGAAGATGCTTTCATGACAGGTTCAGGTTCTGGACAACCAACAGGCGTTGAAAATACTGCGACTAGCGCACTGACCGCCGCATCGGCGACAGCGATCACTGCCGATGAATTGATCCAACTCTTTTATGCTGTAAAAGCAAACTATCGCAGCAACGGTACTTGGGTTTTCAATTCAACAACTGCAAAAGAAATTCATCAACTGAAAGATTCAAACAACCAATATCTTTGGCAACCCGCTCTTAGTGGTGGTCAACCAGATACGTTGCTTGGTAGACCAGTTGCAATTTCTGATTCGGCAGACGATACCGCAACGGGCGAAACGCCTGTATTCTTTGGCGATTGGTCTTACTACTGGGTTGCAATGCGTCAAGGCGTTTCATTGAAACGACTCGATGAACTCTATGCTGCTAATGGGCAAATTGGAATCCAAGGTGCGATTCGCGTTGATGGCGAACTCACACAAGCAGAAGCCGTTCAAATGATCACAATGGCATAAACCATTCTGATAATTGAATAAACCTTATTGGGATTGCAAGTTGAAAAATACTTGCAATCCCTTCGGGGGTAACAGGAAACCCAAACAATGAAATATGAAGTTTTAAAAAGTGGATGCGGCAAAGACGGACGTTCGTTTGATCTTGGTGCAGTTGTTGAGCTTGATCAAGGCTACGCGGAGCATCTTGTCAAACGTGGGATTGTGAAAAGCAAAAGTGCTGGCAAGAAAAAAGAGCGCGCAGTTTCAAAACCAGACGATCTTGAACGAGCAGTTGAAGAATGAAATACCGAAGTTACAAAGTAACAACTGATCCAAGCGTTGAACCAATCACAACAGCAGAAGCAAAAACGCATTTGCGTATTGATTCAAGTGATGAAGATACGCTAATTGGTAATTATATTACTGCTGCACGAAAGTTGTGCGAAAATCTTGCGAGAAGATCATTCATTACACAAACAATCACAATGAAACTCGATGGTTTTACTGGTGGTGAGATTCTTTTGCCAAGATCGCCTGCACAAAGCGTTACAAGCATTCAATATGTGGACACCGATGGCGCAACTCAAACTTGGTCGAGCAGTTTGTATGATGTGGACACAAATTCAATTCCTGCAAGGGTCACACCGATTTACAACGAAGATTTTCCAAGCACGCGGGCAACTCCAAACGCAGTAACAGTTGTGTTTGTTGCGGGTTTCGGGGATGCAACAACAGATGTTCCAGAAGAAATACGCCTGTTAATTCGTTTGATGGTGGGTCACTGGTTTGAAAATCGTGAAATGACAACGCCGCAAAAACTAGAAGAATTGCCGCTTGGTTTTCAAGCGTTGGTTTCTTCAATTGAAATGCCAGAGGTGTATTAAATGAGAGCGGGAAGGTTGCGCCATCGCGTTTCAATTCAAACGCAATCAACAACGCTTGATTCGTATGGCGAACCAAGTGATTCATGGTCAACGGACGACACTGTTTGGGCTGCAATTGAACCCGTGAGCGGTTCAGAACGAGATATTGGTGAAGGTTTGGCGGGCATTGTTTCGCATCGGGTGATCGTTCGATATTTGTCGGGCCTGACTCCCAAAAGCAGAATACTTTTTGGTTCGCGTGAGTTTGGGATTGTTTCAATCTTAGATCAAAATGAAAAGAACGAATACATGAAACTTATGTGCAAAGAGGAGGTGAGCGAGTGAGTGGGTTGAGCAGTGGCGTAACATTGGCAGGCATGGTGGACATAAACAACGCATTGGAGCAGTTTGAACACAAGGTTCGAAAGAAAATCTTGAAGCAAGCGGCGGGAAAGGCTGCTGCTGAAATCCGCAAGGATGCGCGCATGGCAACACCAAAAGGTGAAACGGGAAACCTGCGCAAATCTGTTACATCTGGAGCTAGGGTTCTTCGCAAAAAGAATACGGTTTGGGGCGGTGTTTGGTGGAGTGTTAAGGGAAACAAGAAGGGCTATCATGCAAACTGGCACGAATACGGAACAAGTGATCGAACGGTGGAAAACTATCGCGGGCATCAAGGTGTTTCGGTTTCGGTGGGCAAGATAACACCACGCGCGTTTTCAAAACCAACATTCAAAAAACACAAGGGCAGGCAAATTGAAACATTTGAACATTATCTTGAAAAAGCAATTGAAAAAATAAAGAGTGCAAACTAATGGCTATTGAAATTGCAATTCGATCATTGTTGATAAACGATACGCCTGTGAACACTGTTATTTCGGGACGAGTGTATCCTTGGATGCGACAACAAGGTTCCGATTTGCCCGCAATCGTTTACACGCTTGATGCAACCGAACCACAACAAGCACTTGGCGGGCATATTGATTTGACTCGCGCGGTTTTAACAGTTGAATCGTTGGCAACAAGTTATTCAGCAGCAAAAGATTTAGCAGATAAGGTTCGAACCGCCTTGAATGATTATTCGGGAACAGTTGAAAGTGTCGAAGTAAAAAGCCTCGTCCACGATAATGACACAGCGAGCGTAGAAGATTCGCAAACAGCAGGTGACCGAGGCGTTTCGGTTATCGAAAGTGAGTATGTAGTTTGGTTTGTTTCAGATTAAGGAGTTTCCACAATGGGAGCAGTAACAGGAAATGGTACGACACTGAGCATTGATGGTGGGACAACAACAGTTGCAAACCTCATTTCAGTCACGCCATATAACGTAAGTGTTGCGTTGATAGATTCAACAGACATGGATTCAACATGGCGTTCAAGTATAGGTGGTCTAAAAGACGGCGGTGATTGTAGTTTTGAAATTGCATACGACCCCGCAGGCGCAACACATCAAGCGATTACAGCGGCAATTGACGGATCGTCAAAAAGTATTGTTGTGACGTATTCAAACGCGGACACGTGTTCGTTCAGTGCGATTATTACTTCGTTTGCTCCTTCGGCATCAATTGATGATTCGATCAAGGCAAGTGTTGGTTTGAAAATCACAGGCGCGGTAACGTTCGCTTCATAAGGCAACAAAAATGCTAGACAAAAAATCAATTCTTAATTCTGATGATTTACCCCGTGAAAAGATTACCGTCCCGCAATGGGGCGGTGATCTTTTTATCAGAACTCTCAGTGGTTCTGAGCGTGACGATTTTGAACAATCATGTGTGAACAAAAAAGGTAAGAATAAAGAAGCGAATTTGACAAACATACGCGCGAGGCTTGCCGTGCTAACAATTTGCGATGAGTCAGGAACTCGATTGTTTGGTGCAGGTGATGTTGAAGCACTTGGCAAAAAATCAGCAAAAGCACTTGATTTAATTTTTGATGTGGCAAGCCGCTTGAATGGACTCGGACAAACCGACATTGATGATTTGTCGGGAAATTAAAACGCCGACCAGAAAGGCGTTTCTATTTTCAACTTGCCTTATCTCTGGGCATGACCGTAAAGGAATTGCTGGCAAGAATTGATTCGCGTGAACTCGCAGAATGGATTGCGTTTAATTCCACTGATCCTATTGATCAAAGGTGGAGAACAGATTTAGCAGGTGGAGTTGTGGCAAGCACGATTGCAAACGTAAACCGAACGAAATCATCAAAAACATTTACCCCATCAGATTTTATGCCGATGCACCAGAAACCAGAACCAGAACAACAAAGCGATGACGAAATGAAAGACATCATGAAACAAATGGCGGGTCTTAAATAATGGGAACAGTTGGCAATCTTTGGATCAATGTCAAGGCGAATACGCAAGGACTTGACAAGGGAATAAAGAAGTCTAAAAAATCACTTGGCGGTTTCAAGGGTGCGTTGGCTGGCATTGGTGTTGCAATGGCGGCTGCTTTTGCCGTTAAAGTTATCAAAGATTTTACGAGCGCAATTTTTGACGCAATGGATCGCATTGATGAGGTTGCAAAGTTTGCAAAAACAATTGGCGTGGGGACGGAAGCGGTTCTTGTTTTTAGACACGCTGCAAAACTTACTGGGGTGAGTGTTGGCGAGGCGGACAAGGCCTTTGGCAAGATGGTGAAGAATGTCGGCGAAGCGACAATGGGCATCGGCACGGCAACCGATGCGTTCAAAGTTTTGGGGTTGAACACGCAACAACTCAGTAATATGAAAGCCGATGAAATGTTTGGTGTGATTGCAGATTCCATTATGGAAGTTGACAACGTTGCACAGCAAGCATCGCTTGCATACGATATTTTTGGTCGTGCGGGCATGAAACTTTTGAACACAATGAAAATGGGTTCAGAGGGCATTCGTGAAATGAAAGAAGAAATGCGCGGGATGGGCGTTCTGTTCACTTCTTTTGATGCTGCGGGTGTTGAGCGGGCGAATGATGCAATGACAACGCTTGGCATGGTTGTTGATTCGTTGTTTGAACGAATGGCAATTGATCTTGCTCCAACAATTGAAAAAATATCGAATCAATTAACAGAAATGGCAAGCAGTGGCGAATTTCGTGAAACCCTTTCGAATTTGACTTTACTCATCGAGGGCGTAGGTGTTGCTGGGATGTTTGCGTTGGATCAATGGAACTCATCTGTTGAGAAGAATGCGACACTTTTAGGGCGTGTGAGTTTGTTTTTCACTGGCGATTTCGCAGCCGCATTCACTGCTATGCCCGAAAAAGCAAAAGAAATAGACAAAATTGGAACTGCCGCAGAACAAGCAGCAAAGAAAACACGAATACTTGCAGAGGAGGCTGCTGCTGCACAAGCGGCAAAAGATCTTGCAAAAGAGGTTACAGAACTTGATGCGTTGGTCAAAAAGTTTTCGATGACCGATCCAGTTTTTGCTTTCAATGAAGAATTAAAGAAACTTGGTGAAACGTATGGACGAATTAATGGTGCAATTGGCGATGGAACGATAAAAGCAGAGGAAGGCGAATTTGCAATAAGACAAATTGCAAAAGAAATGGATCGCATCGTTAAAGAAAAGTTTGATTTTATCAACTCTGAAAAAGTTACAGAAGATGTTGACAAAATCACAGAAGATTTGAAACGGATGGGCGAATCGTTGACCGCATCGCTTCGAACACCAATGGAAATTTACCGTGAGGAACTCGCAAAAACAGAAGAAATGCTTGATGCGGGAGCGATCACGCAAGAAACTTACAACAGGGCAATTGAACAACTTCGAACAGATCTTGAACAATCAATGGACATTGAAGTAAATGTTATTGCAAAAGGTTTTGTAGAGGGTTTGCAAACCGCACTTGGATCAGTAAAGGTTGCGGGGCAAGTTGATCGAGGCGAACAGATCGCCGAAAGATCTTTGCAAGTTGCAGAGAATATGCAAAGTTTGACAAGTGCAATTGAGTCACAAGTGACAGGGACTGCGCAATCATCAGAATCAACTGCGTCAAAAGCAGGTCAAATTGTTTCAAAACTCGACAACTTGAACGTTGGAATTAGTTGGAATGGTTTGCAAAATGTAATTACAGCGGGCGTTGAAAACGCGAATATACAAATCCAAGGTTCTGATATGTCTCAAACGGAATATCTGCTTGGCGAAGTGCGTGCTGCGAATTGGCAACAACTTACAGAACAAAAAACACAAACAGCATTGATGATGGGTGATGGTGGGAGTCCTTTAACATGACGATCCAGTACAAAGAATTGATGGGCAGCAGGCAAGTGACACGCAACGCTGCTGTCTACACCGCATCGAGAACTTTTCTTGTTTACGATGATGCGGGAAATTTTCTTTCGCTTGAAGATGCTGTGAATTATGAATACGGCGTTTCTTTCAGCGATGTACACCCAGACATTTCTGGAATTTACGCGAACAGTTTTTCCATTGCGGCATCACGCGAACGAAAAGACACTTGGGAATTGAGTTGGCAATACGCGGAACCAGTTGATTCATCAGACGCTGGTGGTGACGATGACCAGTGGGACGGCGACAACGACAACACCGACAATGATGTTGATGATGACGATGTTTTTGATCCGCCGACTGGTGGCGGTGGTGGTGGCGGTGGAAGTGGCGCGGGTGGTGGCGGCGATTCCGAAGAAGGTGACGATGGAGTTGAAGAACCAGAAGATGAACAACAAGAAGATGGAACTGGTGGAGTTGAAGAAAGAAATTATACGGGCGTTTCCATCAACGCTTCTGTAACACTTGTTGACGGGTTTGTTGCAGGTGCAACCGTTCCTGCAAACGGCTCGCAAGGTGGAGACGATGGTTTTTTAATTACCGATGGAACGGTTGTTCACCAAGGCGGCGAGCCTGTTACAATTCCAGTGCCGATCACAACAATTGCTTTGACCACACAGCAGGGCGGGGAATACTTTTCTCTTGGCAACACAAACTTGAAGGCAGGAAAAAGAAATGCTTCTGAGTTTTATGGTTTTGATTCTGGATCGGTTTTGTTTACAGGAATGAGTGTGCAACGTCAAAGTATTGACAGTTGGGATATTACCTACAACTTTTCTTGGGACGAATGGAAACATATGCGGCAAGTACCAAAGCGTTCGGATGACGGTGAGGTGCAATTTGAAGATGACGGGACGCTTGAAATATATTTCAAACAACCGTTTCCAGATCGCACTTCGTTTGAGTTTGCGCCATGACACAAGGTCAATTTCCAACAATCCAAAGAGGGTTGGGGAACTTGACCCCAGATCTTTGGCTACGCTTGATGAAAATGTTGCGCAACTTCGAAGAAGGCACGCGCGATGAAACTTCTGCAAAAAAAGCAACCGCAGCGAATAAACCATTTTTGGTCGAACTAACAAATGCTAAGTGTATTGCCGCAAACAGATACAAATATGCGTGGAGGCAAGTAACACTGAATGACGATAACAGTTTTTCGGTTGCAACAAACGGCAAAACTTCAACAGGCGAAACCGATGAATGGGATTTTGCGGCTATTAACTTAATGGAAATTTCAAACACTTCAATACGAACATCGGCGGGCGTAAACATGGAGGGTGATTATCCTGCGGGCTGGACAATGCAAGCAATTGGTGGTGGAAGTTGTTCGGGTGCAGGTTGTGAAGTTGCCATTGGCTCGGTGATTGTTTTGATGCACCGAGTTGGCGGGTTGAATACAGAGAGTGTTTCAAGACACGTATTCACAGCAGTGAACGAACACGATGGAACATGTTCAACAACTGCTGTTGCTGTTACTGATGGGATGGCAACTCCAACAGTACCATCGGGTGCAAGTTACGGTTATATTTATGTTCATACTGATGGCAACCCACACTTCGTTGATTCGGGTAACACCGATGTTACAATTGACACAACATAACTATGTCTTACAATCGAGTTACACAAACACCATGCAGTAATTGTTGCACGCCGACAGAATATACGGATGAAACAGCGTTGTGGACTGTACAAAGTAGTGCGAGTAAAATTTACAACATCAATGCACTGCATGGCACTGTTCCAAATTCAACAACAACGCTAACAACCACATTTACGTTTGGTCTGCCTACCGATTGCGAAGAACTTCCATATACAACATGCGAAACATCTGGTTTTAATGCAGTGTTTACGATGACTGATGGTGGAAGTGGTTGCAGGCAGGTTGCACCCGATCATGATTGGGAAGGAACTTGCCAAAGCGGTTCTGGGTTATCAATTCAATGTGTCGATGCGCAGGAATACTGTTTTGATTGTGACTCAGATTTGGGTGGTTGTGATTCTTGTGATTTTACAAGCGGTTCATCGTCACTTGTGCAAGGAGTTATTTCAAACGAAACAATGACAGAAACCGATTGGCACGCAAGCGGCGTGTACATTTCTGGAATTGTTGAAGATTTTGTGGGCTATCCAACACAGTATGATGATTGCCATGAATTTCGGAAATCATTGCGAAAAATAGAAGCAAAAAAAACAAGTGGCGGTGAACTTCAAATTCGTTGGACAATGAAAAAAGAATGGATCACTGGGGAAGAAAATGTTCGTTACACTGCAACAATGCCAGTAAATCAAAATGAATTACTTGGATATAAAACATCGATTGATTTGAACAATGATATTGGCATTCACTGTTCGGGTGGAAACACAAAAGTGTTTCAGTTTATTCGATTGGGCAACGGTGTTGATTGGTACGATATAACGGGTGCGAGCGAGGAGTTTCAATACGTAAAGCCAAACAGTGCGCGGTGGGTAACAACGTACAATTGTGTGTTTGGGTGTATCCCCGATTGCAGCGGAACAAATTGTTGTGAGGATTGTTGCGATTGTGCCAACGACAATGTTGATGCAAATTCAGCGTGGGGGCAAAAACTTCTATCAACTGATATTGAAGATAATGAAGAAAATTGTATTTGGGAGGGCAACTGTGGTGGTACGGTATTCGGTGGATCGTGGACTTGTGTAAACACTTCGCCATGTATGCCTTTTAGTGGAAGCCTTTCTGTATCATGAACAAAACGCACTTTGTAAAATGGACGTACGGGGGTGTTGAAAATGTTGCCGAACTTTCGCTTGGCAAAACATGTAAAATCAAAAGTGTGCAATTACTTGAAACCGAAGCAGCGGTTGAAACAATCAAGCCAGAGTTGCCTAAGCCAAAACCGAAAAAGAAAAAGGGCTGCGGAAATTGTGCTGCGGCGAATTTAAAAAAACTTGTGCGTGGTGGTGTTGGTTTGTTAAAGGTAGAATTAGGTGTTGATGCCGCAAACAAGAACACGATAATAAAGAGAAGATCATTATGTGAATCGTGTGGGTTGTATGATTTTGGAATTTGCGATGAATCAAAAGGCGGCTGCGGATGTTTTTGTGCAGCGAAAGTAAAACTGAAAACAGAAAAATGCCCAGAAGGACGATGGTAAATTATGGCAACAAGAACATGGAACGGAACAGATGCAACTACCCCCAACGACTGGAGTGTTGCAGGCAATTGGGATGAAGCAGCAGTGCCGGTAAACGGTGATGATGTTTATTTTGTAACTGGATCGGCTGATGTAACAGCAGGGTTGAATCAATCGGCGGTTTCGCTGAACAGCATTAACTTCGGCGTGAAGTGGTCGGGGTCAATCGCAACTGCTTTGCAAGTTGATGCAACAAATGTTGATTATGCAAATAAACTTGGCACTGTATTTCTTGAAGGAGCGTACACAACAGTGAACGTGCAGGCGACTTCAATTGATTCACCAGCGTTAAAATTTGAAGATTCAACAGTTACAACGTTGCGTGTGACAGGTGGAAGCGGAACTGTTTTTGTTGATGAGAACTCAACGGTTTCTGGCAGCGTTGACATGATTGGCGCAGGAAGTGTAAAGGTTGAAATTGAAGCGGGCGCAACTGTAAGTGCCGCAGATATTACAATTGACGAAGGAACGTTTTTGACGTACGAAGAAGTTGACACTGTTACACAATTTGGCGGAACAGTTGCGTTTGTCAACGCAAGCGGAACAACAAACACGATCACGATGTACAAAGGCACTTGCAAATACAAGCCAACGGGTGCGGCAACACTTTCAACCTTGACAATGTATGGCGGCTTCTTTGACATGAAGGGTTGCAACGCACCGAGTCACACAATTACAAATGCAACGCTGTATTCAGGATCAATGATTGACGAGCGAAATGGTTTGTCAAATTGCACATATACAAATGCACTTGCGATCAATGGTGGAATTGTAAAATGTGATCTTGGAAGAAACGTAACAGTTACATAATGGCAACAACAACTACAATTTATGCAGACACTGACGCGAACCTTCGTGAGAATGCACCAGACACAAACTATTCTGGCAACTCTTTAATTCGCGTGGGGCAATTTTCTGCAAACCGCAGGCACGCGGTTTTTAGTTTTGATGTTTCAGCAATTTCTGCACAAGATATTGTGAGTTGTTTTTTTTCTTTAACAGTTGATGGCGGCAGCGGCAATAGAACAATGAAACTTGTTCGCTTGAATCAAAGTTTTGTCGAAGCGGAAACAACTTGGAACAGTGCAAGTACAGGCGTTGCGTGGACCGGCGGTGGTGGTGCAGAAGGCAATGGTGAGTTTACGCAAACTACATACGATGTGACAATTGACGGCTCAACAAACCCATCAATTGACATTAAAGATTTGGTGATAGATGCGATCACAAGAAGAAGTGGAACTTTGTTGCTGGTGCTTTGTTTTGATCCAGATGATTCTGCAACAGACAACGGAAAAAGTTATTTTTTCCCAAGCGAGGATACAACGCCAAGTAATCGTCCGCAGATAAGTGTTGTTGTTGCCAATCGTGTTGTTTGGGATGGTGATATTGACGGCGATGCGAGCGATGGAAGAAACTGGGTTGGTGATGTTGCGCCAACTACAAATGATATTGTAATTTTCAATTCAACAAGTGCTGTTGATGTAACAACGGGAACCTTGAGTTGTTATTCATGTTTCATTCATGAAGAATATGTGGGTGATATTGGCGGTGCATCAACTGCGATTGCTCTGGCATCAGACACAAGTTTAAGTGGTGGCAAATTTGTGATCAACAAAAAACGGGGGATGTTTAATTTTTCAGAAAACAGTGATTCGGGTCGTGATGTTTTTGTTATCAACACTTCGGGCGATGAAAGTACGTTCACAAATGCGAAGGGTGAGTACACAACGTTCGTTGATGCGACTCGCAGCAATTTCAACGCGGTTGGTGATTCGAGCTTGATCATGTCGTTTAATTCGAACAGCAAAAACGTTTCAACGTCTGGACAAAAAACAGATTTGCGAATTGGTGGCGGAAAACTGTTGGTTGAAAACGGTTTTGATTCGGGTGTTTTTAGCAACACAAAATGCACTTGCAAGGGTGGTGATTGTTTTTCAAGAGGTGATTCATATATTGTCAACAAGTCCACGATTTTTTTGAACTCTGATTCAACTGGTGCAGACATTCACGTCATGAACGGAAAGTTGACGTTGAAAAATAATGAGAACAGCAACATTGCAACAGAAGATATTTATTTGTGGAAGAATGGAATTTATGATTCAAGAACTTTGACAGGATCGTGGGTTCCTTCTGCTTCGCCATCAATTGAAATTCGCGGCGGCGGAAACTTTGCTGTTGATACGGGAAGAAGTGTTACAATAAGTAATTAACATGGCACAATACGCAAGATTTGCTGCGATCAGTTGCACGCATTGCCCTTATCAAAGTGAAAAGGCAATCGGGAAATTACTTGCGGGACTTCGAAGCCGAAAACAGTTGACACATTTTATTCATTTGGGTGATGTTGTTGACGCTGAGGCCGCGAGTGTTCACAACGATGATCCGAGCGATCATTCACTTTATGAAGAGTTTTGTGTTGCTGCGGATATGCTTAGAAGAATCCGCGAAGCATTGCCCAGCGATTGTAAATTGGTTTTGCTTGATGGCAATCACGATGATAACATTCAACGACCAGATTCGCGCAGGATCAAAAGAGACTTGCGAGATATTTGTAACCCACGTTTAATGTACGGCGTTGCCGATGAATACAATAGGTGGAAGCATGTTCCCTATCGACATGGAGCAAGAGGATGCTATCAACTCGGCGCAGTAATCTTTGCACATGGTTTTGCTGCTGGTGCAAACTCTGACGAACTCGAATCGATTCAATTGGCGATGGCTTGCGGTGGCCATGCTCACAGATTGATTGTGCGAGGGCATACGCATCGACCAGTCCCGCCAACACAATGCAAAAGAACGGCAAGGGTAAAGTTGCCGTGGCACTTTGCGAACGTTGGCTACATGGCTTTTGAATCAAGACCAGACTACACAAATAGGTTTGACATACAACAGTGGGGCAGGGCTTGCCTTATCGGCGAGACAAAAGTTGGTCGTGCTGATCGGCTCGGCGCAAACGCTTGGCACGCTGAATTGATCCATTTCTAGCCGTTTCAAAAATGCGTATTTTTCCGAAAAATACGCCTTTTCTGTAAACATTGGTTTTTAGGCTAAAAACAAGGTTTATTTTTTGAAAGTCGTCAAAATCGGCTAAAACAGCCATTTTTTGACCACTTTCCCAAAAAAACGATCCACAGAATCGCCTGTGTTGCATTCTTTGAATGAAAGCGACTAGGTAGTCACTGAAAAAACGAATGCCTTAGAACCGATTTTTAGGGGTCGGCTTGCAGGCTGCCAGAAGCCGCAGGATTGATTCTGGTGGACTTTGGGAGGATATAGGCAAAACGATGTATTCTCAAGTCGAAGCCTCAGAACTGGCTATGTGGATTCCCTACTCTTTATTGTGGGCGTATCTCGCAATTCTGAGCGGCATTTGTTCAAAGGGTATCTGAGGTCGTTTTTTCAAAGAATGGCTTAGGCGGCGTTCTGGGTGCCTTAAAAGGCAAAGTAATAAAATGAACAATTTAAAGAAAAATGCAGATTTTTTGGAAAAATATACATAAAAACTTGCACAATGTCGATATATAGTGTATAATAATCTTAGTCAAAGAAAGGAAAAAACAATGACTACAAACGAAACAACAAACCAAGAAACCAGAAAAGAATGCGAAGCCAACATCGCTTACTTCAGAGCCATGCTTCAATCACTTAACCTCAACCGGCATCACCCCGCTTGCCAAGAAGAAGAATACAAAGCCAACCATGCCTATTACAACGCAGAGTTGAAAGTATGGAAAGAAAGACTAGAAAAAATCAATTCAGTAACCGCATAACTTGGTGCGAACCAACGCCGCAAGGCAAAAAGAAAGGAAAAAACAATGACTACAAATGAAACAACTAAATTAAACGCAACACTTAAACGAGAAACTGAAAAGGCTTTTTTGATGGACTGTGAAACAGACACTGAAAACGGTCTTTCGCATTCGGAAATCTGGTTTCCAAAATCCCGCACGCAACTTTGTGAAGGTGGGATCGAGATTGAAAGTTGGCTCTACAACGCAAAAGCAAAAGAAATGAATGCGGATTTTATTTGCTTCATCGAGTTGACAAACAAGATAAAAAAAGCGCAAAAACGCGCAACGGAAAATTTACCGGTTGATTTCACGCAAGCGCAACAGCAAATTAACACACTATTCGCCGATGGCGATTGGGTGGAATTTCGTGCGCTTGCAAAACGTGGTGGCGCGGCAAGTTTTTATCGCCAAGCACCAATTGAAAAGGACGATTTAGATTTGATTGATTGGTTAGCGGTTCACAACACCGCCGATTGGTCATTATATTTTGGGGCAAACCCGCGAAGCGAATCAACAGGTTCTGGTGCAATGGGCTGCGCAAAAGATTCAGATATAAAAACGTTTCGCGTGAATTTTGTGGATTTTGACGATGCGAATAAATCGGAAGCGCTGAAGCGAATAGCAAGCGCTGGATTGAGCGCGCCTGATGTGCTTGTTTCATCTGGGCGCGTGGATGGCACGCACGCATATTGGTTTTGCGACAAAAACAAAACAACAAAACAGTGGAAAATCGCACAATGCGAGTTGATTGAATCGTTGGGTTCTGATAAGTGTATCAAAAACCCATCGCGCATCATGCGATTGTGCGGTTCGATGAACCATAAACGAAACGCGCAGTGCCAATTGTTGGCAACTGCATAAACCGCCGCAAGGCAAAACGATTCTTGAAAGGAATTACAGATGACAATAGTTTATGACAACAAAGGAAAAGAAATCAAAGACCCAACAGCAATGCGTTTCAGCAAAGCAAAGGTGTGGGCAAACATTGAATTGCAACAAGGATACATCGAAGAAAAGTTTTTGAAGATTGAAGGCAAGAAATATGATGACGGCAACGGCACTTCGCAATGTGCAACCCAAGAGGGTTTGAGCCTTCACGAACAATGGAACTTGTTGCACGACATAGGGCAAGACATAACGCAACAGTGGGGATAACAACCGCCGCAAGGCACAACGAAAGGGAAAAACAATGACTACAAATGAAACAATTAAATTAAACGCAACACTTAAACGAGAAACTGAAAAGGCCTTTTTGATGGACTGCGAAACAGACACTGAAAACGGTCTTTTGCATTCGGAAATCTGGTTTCCAAAATCCCGCACGCAACTTTGTGAAGGTGGGATCGAGATTGAACGTTGGCTCTACAACTCCCTCATGTTTTTAGATAAAATGGAAGAAGTTTGTCTTTTTGAGGCTAGCCAAGCAAGTTCTGGCGGCGCCTCGGTCGACCCTAAAACAGGTGAGGTTACTAGAGATGGTGCTAGTAATAACAAAGTAAGGCTTCTGTTTATCAGAACCGCCCTTAACGCCAGAGAAATGAAGATGAAATTAATGCTTGATACTGGCATTATTCCTAGAGAGGCGGACAAACAAAATTGCAAACGCATAAACGAAGAACAAAAGGAAACAGCACAATGAGAAAGTTTGAAAAAACAAAAACAACAATGAAAAAGTTTGAGGCAAAACTTGGTGAAAAGTTTGTCATGTCAAAAATGCACAAAAGAAAACGCAGGTTTACTTGGAACGAGTTTTGGATTGAAGGCGAATTGGTTTTGAAAAATGCTTACGGTAAAATCGTATGGGATTTTTGGCATGATGATTGTGGCAATGTTGCAACATGGATCGGTGGAGTTGGTGCGGAGTTTATCCCAACCATCCCCGCGCACCACAAAGCAACCACTTGCTTTGTTTTAACTAAGATTGTTGTCGGTGCGTGGGAACATGAAGACGGGCGAGAGTGTTGCGGGGAGTTTGTTGATCTTGAAGAAGCGAAGCGATTTGCCTTAGCAACTGACTGGTCTGTGATTGAACTTGATGAGTATGAAAAGGATTCGGAAACAGGACTGTGGGGCAGCGTGGAAGATGGCGGCGTATGCGGCGGCTTCCGTAACGGCGAACTTGAATACATGGATGGAATAACAAAAAAGGAAACAGCACAATGAACAACACCAAAAGCATAGCATTGGCTTTATTCGTTGCCCTGCTACTCGCCTACTTCGGCGAGTGGTGGGGGTTCGGCGCGATGATTTGTGTCGCGTTGATCCAAACTTATCGAGAACATAGATTCCGCAAGTGGCACTTCGCTGCTTGGGAGCTTGAACAACAAGAAATTGAAAGGAAAAGTAACAATGACGAAACATAAAACTAAAAAAATTGAAAGCGGACAGTACGAATATAGAGGCTGTATTCTTTACTTGCAGGGATTCGAAGCAAGATATTGGAACGCGGTAAAATATCAAGACGGTCAATCAACTGTGATTGGTGGTTCTGAGACTTTGGGCGGACTGAAAATAATTGTTGATCAGTTTAAAGATCAAAAGCAACAAGAAAGGAAAATGAAATGACAACAGCAAACATATACATTGTGCGAGAAATGCCGAGATTTTGCGGGGTATTCCCGCAGGTTTTTACTTCACGATCTGCTGCGAAGCGACAATTTGATATGCAAAAAACACGTATGTCAACAAAAGCAGAAACGCTGGAACTGATCCAGCACTCTATTGTCGGCACGCCGAAATCCATTGCAGCAAAGGCAATGGAGGTTGCGAGTGTCGAGGTTGGCTCTTATCTGGCAAAGGCAAAAGATTCGCTGCAAGAGCCGCTGCACGAATCCTTTGCTCTGCACTGCGAAATAAATCCTGCTCATGTCGAGGCAACGACATGATCGACAAAGGCTTAATTCAGTGGAAAGTTTTGCAAACGGTAAAAAACCTTGCAAAAACTTTTGAAAAAGTGCCAAGTGGCGAATACACAAACAATGATTTCTGGATCAACGTGTTGATCCAGTACGGCAACGAATTGAATAAAATTGAAAGGAAAGAAAATGAAACCCAAAAAACTATACGAACTACGTCCAATCGGCAATAGGAAAAAACTTGGTGATAAATTGCCGAACGGTTTCCGTTGCCTTAGAATTTATTGCCCAGAGTGCATGACGCAAACGCACGTGTTTCACATGGAATGGCACGCACTCCGTTGCAACTGTGAAAAAGATATTCGCCGAACTCAGTTTTTACGACTGGTTGAGGTGTTAAAATGAGCGACTTGGAACACAAAATTATCGCAAACGCAATAACGGCTATGAGCATTGCAATATCAATGCGAAATTACAAAAAAGCAGAACGTGGAGCGAACGAGATACTCGCAGCGCTTCGAAGAATTATTAGATCGGAGATAAAACAATGACATTTGCAAACAACCTGTTTGAACTTGCAAAGGCAATGCCAATTTCAATTGTTGAGCCGCTCAACACGCGGCAGCAAAAACAGAAATACGTAAAAAAACTTGGCAACGAAACATTGCGGGCAAAAGACGCGAGGCCGTTGCAAGCGGGCGTACTTCGCGTGTACGAAATTATGGCGGATCATAATTGGCACACAATTCCAGAATTGCGCGAACGATCTGGTCTTGAATGTCCAGATCGCAGGATGCGACAACTTCGAAGTTGCGGCTACACGATAGAAAAAAGACGAATTGACGATTCTCGGGCGTTCGAGTATCGATTGAAGTTTGATGTTACAATCTGAAACGAAAGGAAAAAGAATATGTTGAAAGCAAAAAAACCAGAGCCGCACATGAAGCGTTTGAAATTATTCATGTTTGGCGATGCAGGTGTTGGCAAAACAACTGCTGCGTTGGCACTGCCAAAGCCGTACATTATTGACGCCGAGCGAGGCACAGAAAATTATCACGAAGCAATCAATAAAGTGGGCGGTGCGGTTTGGCAAACCGTTGACATGCAAGAAGTGATTGATGAAGTGCGCGTGCTTGCAAGCGAGCCGCATCAATTCAAAACACTTGTGATAGATCCGATCTCGCCATTGTGGTTTGATCTTGTTGAAAAGTGTGAAGCGGAAGTGGGAAGTGAGTACGGCAGGAACTATGCAGAAGCGGGCAAGCACATGAAGCGGCTTGTCGGCTTGCTCATGAAACTTGATATGAATGTCGTGATGACTTCACACGCAAAACCTGTGTACGGCGATGAGATGAAAGTCGAAGGATTGACATTTGACGCATGGAAGCGTCTGCCGTACATATTTGATTTGGTGCTGGAACTTCGCAGGCAAACACCAACAACAAGATATGCAAGAGTTGTGAAAACTCGCATCGACTCGTTCCCAGACGGCGAAACCTTCGCGTGGGGTTACGATGAAATTGCAAAGCGATATGATCTTGGCGTTGATCGCAAGCGTGAAACAATTGAGTTTGCAAACAAAACATTGTGCGAAGATGTTACAATTGCCGCAAGGGAAAGCGGCAAGCATGAATTTGTGCAGAAGTGTTTGAAAGCGGCTGGTGTAGAAGCCTTGGAAGATTTGACAAAAAAACAAGCAGAAGCAATGCTTGAAAAAATGAAAGGAACAGTGAATGTTTAATTATGACCCAAAAGATGCAAAGGAAAACGATTTCAAGATTCTGCCTGCGGGAATTTTTGAAGCGGAAATCATCGAGGTTGAGGATAAAATTTCGAAGGCAGGCAACGAAATGTTGGTTTTGACATTGAACGCATTTGGCGAAAAGGGCGAGAAGGTTCGCGTATATGATTATGTAGTGAATCCTTCTGGCTTGTGGAAATTGAAATCAATTTGTCGGTGCTTGAATTTGGAGTTTTCGGGAACGCTTGACGAACAGTTATTGGTGGGCAAGCGTTTCAAAGTGAAGTTGAAAGTAAAACCAGAAGGCGATTACCCTGCGAAAAACGAGGTTGAACACTACGAGGAAGGTGTTAGCACCACGAATCCCTCGCAGCAAAAAACAACTTCTGCTGATTCATCAAAACCAAAAGACGATGATATTCCGTTTTAGCGTTTTTCCTTTCGCCCTTGTTCGGCTTAGCGGCTGGGCAAGGGCTTTTTAGGAAAACACAAAGCCAGAATGAAAGGAAAATCAAATGGCTGAAAAAAAATTATTCTTGATCATTGACTGGGATCAGAATTTCGAGAAGGCACAAACTCGAAAAAGTGCTGCAAATCACACTTGGGTTGCTATGCCGAATAAGCACGATGGATTGGGCTTTAAGAAGTTGATGAACCATGATCGCGGGCTTGAGGTTTTTGCGATCTGGGTGTTGCTGGTTCAAATTGCGAGCAAAACAAAAATTCGCGGGATTCTTGCTGATGACGATGGGGAGCCGTACACTTTTGAAGACTTTTCGATTCTCGTTGGTAGAACAAAAGAGGAGTTTGAGTTTGCAATCGGCGTTCTTATATCAATAAAGTGGGTTTCCCAATCCATTGGTAGTGCGGTGGTAGACCGCTACCAGTGCAGTGGTAGTGCGGTGGTAGAGCAGTGGCAACGCGTTGGTAGCGTAGTACCAACTACAATACAAACAATACAAGACAACACAGAACAAACAATACAGAACAAAACAGCGTTTTTTCCAGACAGCGAAGATTCACAAAATGATTCAATCAAAATGTTTTCAAAAAACTATCGGCGTATCGAAGTTTTCAAAATTGTTGCAGCGGCGATCCCGAAAAACAGAATCAAAACTCCAGTTTTGCTTTGCGCATCAATTGTTGCAGCGATAAACCGTAGCAATGCAACAAATGAAAAAGAACGGAATCAAGCGGCACACTTACTGGCAGAAAGAATGGGCGTGTATTACAATTCAAGCGAAGGAAAGGGCGGGCATCACAAAGACCCGCATAATTGGCTTGACGAAGATCGGCACTTGGTAGATGTTTCGGCTTGGGAATCCAGATCAAAAACAAGTGCAAAAGACAATTGGACAGAATTGGAATCAGACAACGAAAGGAAAAAATTGAATGCTTAAAAATACAGACGTGAAAGAAATGAAAGATGCTATTGATGGCCTTGAAGCAACGCATCGAATTGATGAAATTGAAGATAAAAAAGTTTTGCGCCAATTGATACGAAATTCGTGGGAAATGAATCGGCTTGCAATCAAAATGCTTTCAAGTTATCACAAAGTTTTGAACGAAATGTTAATTAGAGCAGAAGTTGAACGGGCAATTTCAAACGGTTTCAAGAAAGGAAAATGACAATGAAAGACGAAACAAAAGTTTGCAATAATGCGGGTTGCAAAAACAATAGACTTTGCCCACACAATGGGTGGTGGGGTGGTCCGAACATTTGGTGTTGGGAGTGCATCAAAAAAGTTGACGAAGCGGCAGATGCGATGCGTGATGAAATAACTTGCAATCGTTTGAACGGTCTGAATGATTCGGGAACGTTGACACGCGTTGAAGATGAAGCAAAAAATCCAAGTTACGAAAGGGCTGACAAACAATGAGTGAACAAAAATCATGAATCAAACAATTGACGAACTACAAAAAGAACTCGCAACATTGTCGATGGAATCACTTCGCAGGGAATCCGCGTTTGATCATCTCGAAGCAGAAGTGATAAGAATGCGAGATCATGCAAGCAATGGATTATCGAGCTGGGATTTCAACACGATGCTGATCTTTGCTTTTCGCTACGCATTGAAGCGACAAACAGGCGCGTCGCTTGTTGTGTCCAGATCGCTTGTAAAATGTTGGGATCGGTTTGATTCTGGTGAACAAACTCAGATCCAGCAAGACATAAAAAACGCAATGAAGACGGGCGCGGCAATCGCGGATGATTGGCAAGAGATTTTAGATTTGCAGATCAAAACTAACTATCGGTGATGTGGACGCTGCCTTCTCCTTTTGAGAAGGACGAATAGAACAAAAAGTATCCTTGTCACAAGGATAAAATGAAAGGCAAGAAAATGAATGGCGAAAAAACAATATGCAATCAATGCGGAAAAGAGGCGAGGCTAATCAGTGAAGACGATGCAATCGGTAAAACGTTTCGCATGACATACGACAATAGCGAACTTGTGAAGTACACGGACAAAGTGTTGCAAGAGTTGGCAGACAACAGGAAAACAAAATGGATAAGCGTTGACGAGCGGTTGCCAGATGCGAGCAATGTATATCTTGTGATACGGGCAGAACGCAGCGGTGAACAGTATCATGAAGTTTCTGGTTTTTATTTATCAGATATGACTTTTGGCAAAGGCGATGGATTTGATAATGTAACACACTGGATGCCGTTGCCAACCCCACCAGTTGATGAGGAGGTAAATGATGAGTAAAAAAAAAAAGGAATAGAAATGTGGATACTACCAAAATCAATCACCTCAGTTTATGTTCGGGATACGGAGGCATCGACCTTGGACTCAGAAGCGTTCTCCCAACAGTGCGAACAATCGCTTATGTGGAGATCGAAGCCTTCGCTGCGGGGAACTTGGTTGAGAAGATGGAAAGCAAACAACTGGATGAAGCACCTTTGTGGACGAACCTTAAAACCTTCGATGCACGACCATTTTGTGGACTCGTGGACATCATCACTGGCGGATTTCCGTGCCAGCCATTTTCCCATGCAGGGCAACAAAAAAGTACAGATGATCCAAGACATTTGTTCCCAGACATCGAACGAATTATCATGGAGTGTAAACCTAGAATCATCTTCCTCGAAAATGTCGAAGGGATTATTTCCTCAAAGCTCGGAGGAGAAGAAAGCACCAGTGTTCTCAAGCATGTCTTGGAAAGATTGGAGGCGTTGGGTTACAGAGCAACGGCAAGCATATTCAGTGCGGAGGAATGCGGCGCGCCTCATCAAAGGAAGCGAGTGTTCATCCTTGCGGTGTCCAACTCCGACAGCAAGCGATGCGAAGGGCAGCCGAAGATCGACAGCAGCCAAGCCACACTGGAAGAGTGTTGTGGGGGACACATTGACAGATGTTGTTCAGACGAACTGGCCAACGCCAACAGGGATTCATGCAGATCGGGGAAATCACGACGAACCAATAGAGAATTACAACAAGAGGGTGAAGGATTACGAAGATGGGAGAGCGAAAGGAAAACCGGGGAAGAGTCTGGGTGTCGCTGTTCGACAAACAAAGACTTGGGCAACACCACAAGTGACGGATTCGACACGCGGCGATCAGATAAGAAAGCCAAACGAATTGACGGATGCTGCAAGGGGGGGAGGTTGCAGGAATCTTCGGGAGGATGTTGTAAACTGGCCGACTCCGACAGCGAGTACGGGGGGAGGCAGCACGGACAAGGGAAACCCAAGGGGGAAGAACTCGGGCAACCCACTAAAGACTGCGGTAGAGAACTGGCCGACTCCGACCGCGAGAGATCACAAGGACACAGCGAAGAACCCAGAGGATTTGATTCGCTTTGCACACAAGAAGCGATTAGCGTGTTCAGTGGCGGCTTCCCAGCACACCCCGAACAATCCCAACACATCTGGGAAGCCCCAAGAACAATTGGAAGTGAAGAGATTATCACCGCTTTGGGTGGCGCAACTCATGGCACTGCCGACGGCAACGTGGTGCGTTCCTGTCGATTGGATTCTCTGCGACTACTCGGAAACGGAGTAGTACCTATTGTTGCGGCGAAAGCCTTTGTGTGCTTGATGGAAGAATTAAAATGAACCTTAGACCGTACCAACAGGATGCAGTTGATTCTATTGAGTCTGGGTGGAGTAAACACCGATCTCAACTTCTTATTCTCCCAACAGGTACAGGTAAGACTGTTGTGTTTACACACTGGATGCCGTTGCCCGAATCACCGAAGGAGAGTGAACAATGAATGAGATGGTTGGAAAATGGGTACGAGTGTTCGTGAAAGATGAAAGTGGGCCGCTTCACGTGTACGCTTGCACGAAGTTGCTGGTGTTAACCGAGTCGTATATTATTCTCGAAGTTGTCGATGCAGACAATGGAGAAAGTTTTATTTCTCTGCACCCGTTTGCAGAAATAGAGCAGATTGACACGCTCGTCAATGCAGATGAAGTGAAGTACTTAGACGATAAAAAAGAGATAACAGAAAAATGAAGTGTATCGAATGCGAATTTGTTGGTGGATCGCTTGACGGGAAGGTAGTTGATGTCCCAGAGGGACAACACAACTTTGCAAAGAATAAACAAGATGGAACAACTGAAGAATACTACTTTCTTGTTGGCAGTAGATTCATTGAATTAAATCTGCGTGCAGGGTTGCTGCTACGCGAAACTTTGAAAGGAAAAAGAAACGATGATTGATCGAACAATGGAATGGGAAAAAACAAAGCAAACGCTGTTCGGGCTTTATCCAAACTGGGAAGCCTCACGCGAACAAGGCGAAGCGTGGAAGGCAGTGTTCGGGATGGTCAACCCCGAATGGTTGCGCGAAGCAATACAAAAAGTGTATTGCAAATACTCGTCAAGCGAACCCAAACCAAAATGGATTCATGAAGCGTTGCGGGAAGTAAAAGCGGCGCGCACAGGCGAGCCAATTACTGAGCAGGACATTGCTGCAAAAAAACAAAATGAGCGTTTGGCGGTCTCAAAAGAAGAAGAAGATATTGTAATTGCAGATCAAAACAGAATGCAGGTTTCTGTGCTAGGGTGGGACTCGCAAACTCGAACGCGCTGGGCAGAATATGCTATGAACAAATACAAGTTCCGCAAAAAGTACGATGCAACAAAACCAGAAACGTGGTCAAAAACATTCTGCGGATATGTCTATTGTCTCAGATCAATGAAAGAAAATGCAGCATGACAAAAACAAAGGGTGTTCCCGAACAGACAAAAAGAGCGTTGTCAGATCGGCAACAATCAGTTGTTGATTACTTGATCAAGCGTGGAGAAAAATACTCCACACGCGTACGCGTTGCAACAGAACTTGAAATCTCAATACATCAAGTTTCAAATGCAATCACACAGGCACAAATGAAAGGCTGGCAGATTGAATCAAGACACAAACCAAATTCAACGATAAAAGAATACAAGGTTGCAGGCGATGCGACAGCGCAAGGATTTGCAATTACTTCGCAAACACAAAAACAAACAATTCACAGGTTTGTTGCAACGTTGAACCATATACGAATCAAGGCAAAAGAAAACAACCAGCGAGATATTGAAAAGATCGCGCACAAAGCATTAGTGTCGGTTGGCTTGCAAGTTGAATAAAATCTTTCTCCTCTTTTGATTGCAGGCTCTCAACTCTTTTCCCTGCAATAGAAAACAACCCTGCTTGTTGTGGGGTTGTTTTTTGTCATACTCGGCAAAGTTATCTACGATAATAAGTAGTGAGCGAAAACAAAAACATTGATCTCAATGAGGTTGCGGAAATAACACTTCGTTGGGCGAGACGAATGCAGCGTTTTTTCCCCAATTGGGAGGTTGACGAACTTCGAAATGAAGCATTTCTTATTTCTGTTGGGCTGCTTGAACGTGGGCGTTACGATCCTGCGAAAGCAAAACTAAACACATTTCTTTGGCACGCACTTCGGCTTGACGTTCGACATCGTTACAGACGGTGCAACGGCGAAAGGTATCTCAACGATGAAAACGGAAAACGAAAATACCAACGTGTTGAAGTTGTTGATGATACAATTGTCGAAAAAGCACAACAACCCTACACTGGCGAACTGAAAACAATTGAACCAAAAAGAAACAACGCTTGGCTCAACGCAAGGCTTGCGGGCTTCACTGCAAGGGATTTGCAAAAGCGTGGCATGAGTTACAAAGAACAAAAAGCAGCAGCAGAGGAATTTCGACATGAACAGCAATCAAAAAGGCAAACGGGGTGAACGATACGTTGCCAACTGGCTGAAAGAAAACTTTGGCTGCAAAGCAAAACGAAGCCAGCAATACTGCGGCGCAAATGGCGATGCGGATGTTATCGGCGGATTCCCGAACACGCATTGCGAAGTAAAATTTGTTGAATCATTAAACATACAAAAGGCTATGGCGCAAGCGGTTGCAGATTGCGGCGATTCAATTCCTTATGTCATTCACAAAAAGAACAGACAAGATCTTTTGATCACGATCCGAGCGGACGATCTTCGCGCATTCTGCCAAGCGGTGGGACTCCAAGACACGATAACTAGAGAAGAAAGAAACAATGAATGCCCACCAAAACAGACTACACAAACGGATGGGGCGAACACAAACGGCTAGTTTTACATCGCCTTGGAGTTATCGAAAATGATCTTGAATCAATTGAAAAAAGACTTTCAAACATTGAAAAGCAACTTGCAGTACAAGCGAGCCAAGCGCGCATTGTTGCGGGTGCAATCGGTGCTATCGCTGGGCTTGTTCCCGCTGTTCTTACTATCGTTATCGGCAGGCTGTAAATCTTTCAGCAAAATCTTCGAGCCGCCTGTGACAATACAACAACAAATAAATGAAGCAACGCAAGTGGTACAACACGCGAGCCAAGAACTTGCTGTGCTTTCGTGGGTTGGTGGAATAGCAACAATTACAGGAATTGCAGCGTTGATGATCACTCGTGGAACGTTCGGGATGCGCGCGATTCTAATTGGTGTTGCACTTGTAATTCTTAATTTTGCAATTGCAAATTATTTGTCGTGGGTTCTGATCCCAGCGATTGTTGGTACTGGGTTCGTGTCACTCGCGTGGTCGTACGTTACAATTAAACAAATGATTCTCAAAAAACAGGAGTGCAAAAAATGATTGCAGATATTCTTGGAACAACTTGGTTTATTCTTTTGATCGGTACGCTCGCCTTCATCGGCGGCGTGTACTTCGCGGCAACTATCAAAAAGAGATTCGGAAAGTAAACGCAGGTACAAAGTGAAACCCGAAAAACACAAAGGTGCAGTGCGAGTAGACCACACAAAAGCACTGATCCCAAAGCCGACAAACGTGCTGCTCGAAGAAGTGGCAAGGGGAATCCACTTATCAGTTGCAGGTTCGGCAGCAGTGCAACGAAACGAATCACAGGAATCGTTTCCCGATTGGCAAGCGTTACCAGAAGAAGTAAAAGATTATTGGAGGCAAGGCGCACGATGCGCATTTTCTGTAATAGCAATACACGGCGGGGCTGAGGTGTTCAACGTAGATGCCAAGCAGAATTAAATCTTATTGCCTCAACGGTTGTAAAGAAAAATCTGTCACTGATTCACAACTTTGCCAGAAGTGTTTTGATATTCGGCAAAAAAGAATTGACAAGCGCAGAAACGAACTCGCGGCAATTAGACGAAAGAAGTTTGGCAACTCGAGCGAACAAGGCTACGACTGGAAGTGGGCGAAGGTTTCCCGCTTGGTTCGCAAGCAAGAGCCGATATGTCGTCATTGCAAAAACAAACTTGCCGACATGGTTGACCACATCGTGCCGCTCAAACAAGGCGGCGAACGGCTCGCGCTTGATAATCTTCAACCACTGTGCAACAAGTGTCACGCTGTTAAAACACAAGACGACAAGATTGTTTTCAAGGCCACAAGATGATTTTTTGTGGTACGCTGCAACACACAAGGGGGGTAGGTTTAATCGCTACAAGG